AAATCATAATAGAATGAGCAATCCAAACATATATAAGGGGGATAAAACGAAGAGTGTAAAAGCACGATCTTTAAACCCGATGAAAAACAAAGAGTTACAGAAAAAGAAAGAAAAACGAATTGTGCAAAGAGTTTAGGAATGCTTTAATTCTGCTTTAATGCACGAGAGAAAAAACGGGGCAAAAATTTGCATTGCTTTAATTGGGTGATACAATACCACTAAATAAGCCTAAAAACCCCGTAAAATAAGCCATTTTAGCTAATACAGGCCGGTAGTAAATACCAACTCAAAGCTCCTTAAAATTTGGCTTTTTTTATGCCCAACTGAAATGCATTTTAAATGCCACTTTCTTTACTAAAAAACAGTAAAAATAGCTTCACACGATCAAACACCCGAACAACACCCGAATAAAACAACGGTTGTTTGTGGTGCATGAATAAAGGTATGAAATGTAAAAAGCGCAATAAAAAAGCCTTATTTGTGGTTTGAATGTGCCTATATTCAGTAGTACATAATAAAATAAAGCAATGTAAATTGCTGAATATTAGATGTTAATTGCATTTAGATTTGATTTTGAAGACAAAAAGCGTGCGCGTTGTGCGATTTCTATTTCATTGAGTTAATTCGAATGCTCGCTTTTACAAATGCCAGGGCACGGATACTTGAAGTTAAAACGTCCTTATCACTGTGGTGCTGATTATAGGAGACAAGCCTGACATGATCAGGGAAATCACTTTTTTGAATATACTTGACCGTGACAAACTCTTCTCCACTCATGTCAATGGATAACAAATACATCTCTCCCCAAAAAATTCCATTTTCAATATCGTTCACTCGTTTGTAAAGAACGATATCGCCAGATTTCAAAAGCGGATACATGCTATCGCCGGTAATGTATATTGCGCCATCGCAAAGCGGAAGGTTTGGGATTTTAATGTAGTCGATTGGGATGTGTTTGATCGATTCGTTAAAAAGTGGAACCAAACCGGCTACTGCCTCCATGTCGAATAAAGGAATTTGCTGGATTTCCTTTTTGCTGTCTGTAGTCAGATTAAAATGGTTTTCAATCTCATATTCTATTTTATCCTTTTTGGCTTCCTGGCTCCCAACGCCTGTAAATAGCCATGTTGGATTGATATTTGGATAGGTGGCGAAAAATTTTGTTATTGTTTCTTCAGTAATACCGGTATGACTTTCCAATGTGCCGCGTGAAATGCCAGTTTTATCACAAAATTCTCGTTTGCTTATACCCAGATTTTCAACAAATTGCAAAATCCTTTGTTTTATTGGCGAAATATTTTGTATTTTTTCTTGCACGTGGCGAAATGTTTTGTAGTTTTGTATTCAAGATTGAAAACAAAATTACGATAAAAGAACATGAAAAAACAAATAAAAAGCGAAGAGATTGAAAAAATAAAAAAACAGTTGCCCCGCGCAGGTGCTTATGAGGTCATTTCTGGAATGGTAAACGGTGCCTATAAACCTAACACTATCAAGGCGATGATGAACCAACAGCGTACCATGAACCCAGGGGTTTTACAGGAAGCAAAACGATTGATTGAAATCATAAACCAAGGCAAAACTCAACCAAATGAAACGAATGAATAAACTTTTCGCCGGTATATTTCTGCTGATTGCAGTCATGGCTATAATGGGTGCAATTTTCGCCGGAGCAACATGGCATTTCGCCACTGCATTAATGAGCCTGTTTTTATCCTGGATATTCTATTCAGAAAAAGAAGTTCAAAAATCATAAGATCGTCAATCCACTACATCCAAACGATGAATCCCTACGAATACCATAACGACCAACTTTGCGTACAAGCTAGATTCCTGTTTTCGGGAGAAAGTGCGGATGCTGAAAGCTTACAGTTGATCGGTGAACGTGGGCTACAACTAAGAATTGAAAAAGGTTACATCCGTCGCACCCGTATGCGTGGACCAAACACCCCGATGCTGGTATCCTGGATTACACTCCCGCCAGTATGGCAACGAATGTTGATCGAGAAATTTGGAGCTCCGGCGAAAAAGGTTACACAATCCGATTTTGAAAAATATTACCGCCGCGATCTGGAAGCTTCAGAATATTTCATGACCTACCAACTCGAAGATGGTAAATTTTTGCCAGATGCTGTCATCGAGGAATACACCATCAATGCTTCAGTACTAAATACCCTTGAGAAAGTTTATAACGCAAGAAAGGCAACAGTGCGTAACCTCCGAGGAACTCCAACCAAACTATACAATCAGATTACAGGTGTTACCACTGATGTTTGGGAAATAGCAGCAAACAACTGCAACCGTTTTAAGGACATTGAAGGTCACACGCTGCCGATGAATACTGAATCACTCCGGAGGAAGCTCAACGATTACAAAAAGTACGGATATGATGAATTGATACACGGCAACTGGTGTAATAAATCAGCCTTGAAAGTGGATAATTCGACCAACGAGTCGGTATTGACAAAACTGCTGGACGATCCGCGTAACCTGGACAACGAACAAATCAGGTTGCTATATAATATGGTTGCCGAAAAAATGGACTGGGATACAATCTCAGCCTCGACGGTGGCAAACTGGCGCAAAAAGAAAGATTTGATTACTACACCTGGTCGCCGTGGTGTTACCGAGTTTATGAACACAAAGGCCATGCAGGTTAAGCGGTCGAAACCAACCGCACCGCTGTATTTTTGGAGTATGGACGGCTGGGACGCTGAATTGCTCTATCAGCAAACAACTCCTGACGCCAAAGGCAATAACGTGACCACTTATCACAACCGGTTGACCGTTGTAGTGATTTTAGACCCTTGCTGTAATTACCCAATTGGTTATGCTATTGGGAGCCACGAAACGCCAGAATTGATAAAGGCCGCCATAAGGAACGCGATCTCTCACACTGCCGAACTATTTGGCGACCGGTACCGCGCCCACCAGTTGCAATCTGACCACTATTCGATTAAGGCACTTACCCCATTTTACGAAGCGGTTTCCGAAAAGGTAACACCGGCACGGGTAAAGAACGCCAAAGCAAAACCAATTGAACCGTATTTTGGGCGTATCAATAAAAAGTACTGCCAACTAATGCCAAACTGGTCGGGATTCGGTATTACATCGAAAAAAGACAACCAGCCAAACGTTGAATACCTGAATAAATACCGCCACCAATTTCCAGATCGTGTGGGCTGTGCTGATCAGATATCGCGCATTATTACCCTCGAAAGAAACGATAAACGCGCCAAATACCTCGAATTATGGGCTAATACCCCCGCTGAAAACAAATTGGCACTGAGCCTTGAAAATTATTTGTACTGGTTTGGTTCTGAAGTCGGTCGCCCTAATTCATTGGAAGGCTCAGGAGTAACGAAGTCGATAAATGGCGAAAAACATTATTTCGATTGCTTTGATCCACGCTTCCGCGAACACGCATCTGTTAAGTGGACATTGAAGCTTGATCCTGACATGCCTAAACATGCTCTGGCCGTTTCTGAAGATGGAAAACTGCGGTTTATGCTTCAGGAAAACTACGTGCAACCAATGGCTTTACGCGACCGAAAAGACGGCGATAGCGAAGAGCTTCAAAAGGTGCGCGACTTCAATAAAAATCTGATCAACGACATCATTGATCAGAAAACAGAAATCGACAACACGGTTGATGCCCTGTTTTCCGAAAACCCTCAATTAAACGATACGCTTACCAAGCTGATCCTGGTCGATAGTCGCGGACAGCATAAAAACGTCAGGAATGAAAGCCGCGCGATTGCAACAGGAGCCGTGAAACTGATGGCCAAACAGGAAAAGAAAACCGAAAAGCGTGTATTGCAACAATGGGAAAAAGACCAGGAGGAATATCTGGACGATAAAATAATGTTAGACAAGTATTTATAAACAACACTATGAAAAACGAACTTAAAAAGCAAATTGTTGATTCTGCCGAGGCTTATATGTTGGAGCATAAGTTATCAGCCAACCAACTGGCCGAAATGTCGGGCGTTAATGCCGGTTACATCGTGGCCATGCGCAAAGGCGAATATTGCACAAATGCCGGAGGCGGTAAGATGGTTGACATTTCGGACAAATGGTTTATGAAACTGGCCGAATGTATTGGTCTGCAACTTGAAAAAACATACTGGGAAACCCGAAAAACACCACAGCTGCAACGAATACTGGCAACGCTTGAAGATGCCAAAGAATACGGATATACCAACATTATAATTGGCGATACAGGTGCCGGAAAAACATTCGTTTCGAACCTTTTCAGCCGTATTAACCCTACCGATGTATTTGTGATCAAGGTTGGTTCAAACGACAATATTGGCGACTTGATTGAGAAGATAATGGACAAAACTAAACAGTCGGTTTCAAGGACTAAAAGCGGAAAATTAAGGGATATAGCCGCCTACATGCGCGACCTTAATTTGAAAGGATTTAACCCGATGTTGATTTTTGATGAGTCGGAATACATGAAACAACCCGCTCTTTGCTCAATGAAAGAACTGTATGACGGGTTGATTGGCTGTTGCTCAATCGTGATGATGGGAACTCCTCAATTACTCCGGAACATCGACATTATGCGCAAAAAGGATAAGCCTGGAATCCCTCAGTTTTACCGCCGTGTAAAGTTTGGAATCCGTGTTTTGCCTGACATTGACAAATCGTTTAAACTCTTTTTAAACGGCATTGATGCCAACCTTAAAAAGTTTCTTCAGGATAATTGCGACAACTACGGCGAATTGCACGACGTGTTGGTTCCGGCCATGCGCGAGGCTGATCGCCTTGGAGAGCCATTAACAGAAACGTTGGTTCGCAAAATTCTGAACATGCCTGAAATTCAATCAAGGTTTTAGCATGAGCCGATCACTCACAACTAAAAACCTCTTTGATAAGCGCACCGGTAAAACGGTAAAGTTCGAAAATGAACTTTTTATGAAGGCCATTGGCGAGGCGGAACAAAAAGGCGGCTGGTTAATTTACGGTCCTGAAAAAAACGGCAAAACATGGTTCACGCTTCAACTGGTTAAAGATTTGGCTGCTAATGAAAAGGTTGCCTACGTCAGTGCCGAGGAAGGAACCGACATGAGTTTTATAGGGGCTTGCAACCGTGCCGGTATTACCAACAGCGACCGCATTCTTTGGGATGAATACTTGCCGATTGAAGATTTGGTGGCAAAGTTCTCGAAGCCTAAAACGGCCAGCATTATTGTAATAGACAACCTGTTTTTTTATGGGGATGAAATCAAAGGTAATTACTCGATTAAAAAACTGATTAACATGCTTCCTAACAAACTAATCATATTCGTGGGGCATGAGGAACGGAAAGAACCTTCTCCGGCTTCCGCCAGAGATGTAAAAAAGCTGGCTAAAGTGATCATTCATGTGAAAGGGCTGAAAGCCTTTGTAGTCTCCCGATTTGCCCCGCAAGGTGGCGAAATTACGATCTCAGATGATATGGCAGAAATGTATTGGGGATAACTTAATAATTAAAATACAATGAAAACAACGACCGACAAACAACACGCTTACCTGGTTAAAAGATACCACACACTAGCAACACGCCTCGGACTGACCGCTTACGAGAAACGGGCGATTATGGAATCTTTCGGAGTCGACAGTTCTTTGGATTTGTCGGTTCAGGAACTGTCAGGGTTATGCTCAAAACTCGATGCTGATCTTAACCCACAGGTGCCAACGCTCGACAAACTGCGCAAACAAGTGATGGGTTCCATTGGCGGATGGCTGAAAACGATCAGCCAGGAATCGAATGCTCAAAAGATAAAGGCAATTGCCTGTAGGGCTACCGGACATGACCGGTTCAACGATATTCCTGCCGAGCGACTTCGCAATGTCTATTATGCCTTCAGCAATAAACAGAAAGACTTCAAATCAGTTGGCAGACTGACCGATGAAGAGATCAAAGTATTAAGCTATTTAAACTAACGACCTATGGCATACAACAGGCGGCATTTCCTTGAAAGGGTGATCGAAATACAAGATATAGTTAAGGCTGAGAAAAAACACGGTAAAAGTCAGACGTGGATTTTTGATAATATCATTAAGAAATTACCACATGTACGGATATCCCGATCAACCTTCAATAATTATATGTGCATCAATGCTCGCCGCGAATTGGCAAAACTCGAAGAAAAAGAATCATTAACAGTAATTAATCAATAATAATTTAAAAATGGAAACTGCAACTCAAACACAAAAACAAACGATTGATCTATCACAGGTATCATTTGAAGAACTGGAAGCTTTAATGGAGCAAAAAAAACAACAGGAGCATGATGAAAAGATTAAACGCCGCGAAGCATACCAGGGCATCCGCGCCCAGGTCGTTATTATGATCGAACAGAAGGTACGGCAGGTTACTTCTGACGTGGTGGGACTGTTCGCATTCGTGAGCCAGGAAACCGAAGCATTCCGCGCCATCATGGGCGAATATGGAGCATTGCGATCCGACAATCAAATGAGCTATACTCTTCAGGAAGAAAACTTCAAGATTGAAGTAAAAACCAATAAGGTAAAGAAGTTTGACGAACGTGCCGATGTGGCCGCATCGCGCCTGATTGAATTCCTGCGCGCATGGATAGCCGGAAAAGAAAAAGGAACTGAAGACCCGATGTATCAGTTAGCTATGACTTTGATTGAAAGGAACAAATATGGTGACCTGGACTATAAATCAATCTCAAAACTTTACGATCTGGAAGAAAGCTTCAACTCTCCGGATTATTCAGCAATCATGGCATTGTTCCGTGAATCGCACCTGGTTGAATCACTCGCCACAAACTTTTACTTCTGGCAAAAGAACAGCATGGGCGTGTGGGTGAAGCTGGAACCAAGCTTTAACCGCCTGTAAGATAAACCGAGTAAATGATGTCGGTGTACCCAGACGCTAAACGGGTGCTATTGGTCTCTGAAAAAAAGGGAACACGGTTAGACTGCAAGGTAAGTCTTAACTCTGCCACAGAGCAGATGGAAGCCTGAACTGGGGGTGTTTTAGGTGGTTCGATTCCACAACAGGCACAATGGCATAAGCCAGAAACAACAAACAAAAATCCTATTATGCAAAAGTGGTTTAAATGTGTTGCTCAGTACGTTAAAATTGACGATGACGGACGTGAGCGAAAAGTTAGTGAAGCTTACCTGATTGATGCGGTAACTTATACCGATGCCGAGGCTCGTATTATCGCGCAATTGGCTACAATGGTCAGAGGTGAGTTTGTGGTAAAACAAATTACCCAAACCAACATCGTTGAGATTTTTCCTCACGAAGTTGGCGAATGGTTCTACACGGGCAAAATCAGCATTGTTACCATTGATGAAAAGGCCGGAAAAGAAAAGAAGATCAACGAATCGTTCCTCATTGCTGCCGATGACATCAAACAAGCTTTGCAACGTCTGGAAGATGGTTTAAGTTACATCCTTGTGCCATACCAAATTACTTCTCTGGCGATCAGCAATATTGTTGACGTGTTCCCATATTTTGGAATAGAAGAACCCGAAGGCGATGAGTAGTAAAAAACTTAAACCTTTTGCAGTATCCGTATCGGTTAAGCCAAAAGCTGATGGGATTGTAAAATATGGAATGAAAACTTATCGTGGTATTGCAATGGCAAAAACCAGCAATGAAGCTAAAGAACTTTCGGTTGATGTGATATTAAAATCATTTCAAGGCAATGATGGGTCAACTATTACACGGCCTATTATTGATAGGTCAATGATCAAAATTAAAGATTGTCGAATAGTCGAGGACTTTTTTGTAAACCCCGATATATTGAATAAAACCGAAAAAACTGAATAGTATGGAAGACTTTGCAGCCAAGGTAGCCGAAATGAGAAGGCTACAGAAACTATACTTCAAGAGCAACCACGATAAATTTATCCTGATGGAATGCAAAAAAGCTGAAAGCGAAGTGGACGCTTTTTTAACCAACGGCCAGTTGCCTGAAAAGAAACAAGTGCCTGATGCACTTCAACCAAGTTTATTCTAATCTATCAATAATCATTAAAAATGTCAATCATGGGATTAACACTTAAAAAATCAACAGCAAAAAAAATCTATCCGGATTCACCGGAATGGTTTAAAGAAGTACTGGAAGAGAATTTCGGTAAAGAGTTATTCAAGAAACGAAGCTTTGAGGACATCAAAACAATTGAAGATGCCGCAGATGAAACCGGACACGGTAAAGGATATTTAAGAATTCAGGATGCTGAATCTACTGATGAATGGGCTTATCGAATGCTAAAAATGGTAGTTAAAGCAATTAACCAGGGCTGGGTTCCTGACTGGGATAACAAGAGCCAGTACAAATATTGGCCGTGGTTTAATTTGTCTTCGGGTTCCGGTTTCTCGTTTTCGTTTTCGGATTACTACTACTCGTGTACGAGTGTCGGGTCTCGCCTTTGCTTCGAGTCTGAGGCAAAGAGCAACTATGCTGCAAAGCAATTCAATGAATTATACAAACAATTTTTCACCATTTAAGAGTAAAAAAATGACAACAAAAAACAAGAATGAAAAGAAAGAAGCCGTAAAGTTTGATTTCAGAACTATCAAAACTTTCGAAGATGCCTGCAAAGCAAACCGCATTACCACTATGCTCCCTGACCTGTCGTTATTGATGGACGCGAATTTGCGGAAGCCGATTGTCGCGGCTTACAAGCTTATGGTTATTTACAAAGCAATCAATAACGGCTGGATGCCTGATTGGAGCGATGACGATCAAAAAAAGTGGTTTCCCTGGTTTGGTGTTTTGTCTTCGGGTTCCGGTTTCTCGGGTTCGTATGCGCTTTACACCTACGCGACTACGGATGTCGTGTCTCGCCTTTGCACCGATTCGTCGGAAAAAGCCAGGTACATCGCCGAGCAATTTGAGGCCGAGTATGTCGACTACTTCTTGTATTCCGAATAAATAAAAATAAGGTTGTATGCTGCAAGTGCTGTCAGTTTTGTCTTCAGGTTCCAGTTTCTCGAATTCGAATTCGAATTACAACTACACGAATACGAATGTCAGGTCTCGCAATTGCATAATTCGCAGCATAAACCCTGCCCACATGGCAAAAAATAACAAATTTTCGAGAGCGTTGGTAACGAAAGTGAAAACGATCTTTTAAAAGCAAAGGCAAAATGAAACGAGTTAACAACCTGTACGAGCGCATCTGTAGCATTGAAAACCTTCAATTGGCCGATATAATAGCCAGAAAAGGAAAGGCAAAACAACCTGGTGTAATTCAACATGACAAAAACCGCGAAGGAAACATTCAACAGTTGCACGAAATGCTGATGAATAAGACTTACCGGACATCTGAATATACAATGTTTACGATCTTCGAACCGAAAGAGCGAATCATATTCCGGTTGCCTTACTTCCCCGACCGGATTTTGCATCACGCTGTCATGAATGTTTTGGAACCGCTGTTTGTCTCAACTTTCACGACTGACACTTACTCCTGTATCAAAGGGAAAGGAATTCACGCCGCTGCAAATGGAGTTAAACTGGCTTTAAAAGATGTTGAAAATACCCGGTTTTGCTTGAAGTTGGATGTTAAGAAGTTTTACCCCTCGGTTGATCGCGACATCTTAAAACAGTTGTTGCGCCGGAAGATTAAGGATAACGATCTATTATGGTTGCTTGACGAAATTATTGATAGTACGTCAGGTTTGCCAATTGGAAATTATCTGTCTCAATATTTCGCAAACTTTTATCTCACCTATTTCGATCATTGGATGAAAGAAGAAAAGCGGGTACGTTATTATTTCCGCTACGCTGATGACCTGGTGATCCTGTCCGACAGTAAGCCATACTTACACAGATTATTGGCCGAGATCAGGGCATACCTTCAGGATAATTTGAAGCTGACAGTTAAAGGAAACTACCAGGTCTTTCCGGTTTCCGCTCGCGGGATCGATTTCGTTGGCTATGTCTTTTATCACACGCACACACTTTTACGAAAATCAATTAAACAGAATTTTGCACGAATGCTGAAGAAAAATAGAAATGCAAAGTCGATAGCCAGCTATAACGGTTGGGCGGTGCATTGTAACAGTAAAAACCTCTTAAAGAAATTGCTTGCATGAAAAGCTTTGACCAGTTCAATATAAAGATCACATCACAATCATTTGTTGGCGACAAAATAAAAATGTCGAAAATTCTTAACCGCGAAATCGTAGTTCACCATTTTAAGATTGACGATTCAAAGTGCTTTAAAGGCGGATCGGCAAAATGCCTGAAGCTTCAAATATCGGTTAAGGACGAAAACCACATCATCTTCACATCATCCAGCGGTTTACTGGAAATGATACAGCAGGTTCCTGAAGATGGGTTTCCATTCACAACGACAATAGTAGAAGAAAACGAACGATTTAAATTCACTTAAATATTAACCAACAGAGCCCCACGGTCGGACGAGGATCGTGAGGCTCTTTAAACACCTTTTAAATCACATTAAAAAGTAAACAAATATGGCAAATAAATCACAAAAAAAGAGCATGACATGGGTGGCCTTAATTCTGATGCTAGGCATCGCATCAGTTTCGTGTACCTCTCTGAAACCAGGTTGTAATGTTCAGCAACACGGCGTATATATCCGGCAACTTGACCACCAGTACGAGCATAGCGCAAATTTTTCTGCATCACAAATGCAATACCGTAACTGGCACAAACGGCCAATGAAAATGAAAAAGGTTCCATTTATAGAAATTTACTTCTAATGGGTACCATTATCGCAATACTGGCTTGGTTCGCGTTCGTTGCGGTTATCCTTCTGTTTAATTATGGGGCGCACCGCAATGGCAGAAAAGAATAGAACTGAGTACCGGGTTAAGAAGGTAACTTTTGAAACACGCCTATGCCCAACATGCGGCGGTAAACAAACCCGCGACATTAACCTGGGCAATAATCAACATAAAACGGCTCCATGCTCAACCTGTAACGGAACCGGAGCTTTTAAAATGGAGCACGGAACCGATATTGACCTACGAACTGCCCTAAACGAAATGGGCATTTATAAGCTGATTGAAAATACAGTAAAAGAGATTTTAACCACAGACACTACAAATAAAAACTGATAAATATGATTTTAGCAATCGACTTTGACGGCACGATCTGCCGAGGTAAATACCCCTCAATTGAAGGGCTACAGCCATACGCAAAAGAAACTATCAACAAATTGTTTGATAATGGCCATTACTTAATAATTAATACATGCAGGTCAGGAAATCAACTACTGGAGGCTATCAACTGGATGCTACAACAGGGAATCAAGTTCCACCGAGTGAATGATAATCATCCTGAACAAACTGCATTGTACAACAATAACAGCCGGAAGATTTACGCTCACCTTTATATTGATGACAAGAATTTAGGTGGCTTCCCTGGTTGGCTCCAGGCCTCAGAACAAATTGAACAGATTGAAAGCGACTACCAACAAAACAAAGCATCATGAAGAGCATAGTTAGGATTAATTATTTGCATGTAAACGAATCGTATTGGCACCAATGCCGCGCATGTGGCTTATGGTTCGACCGCCGAAAAACTACAGATGATTGCTGCCCCAATTGTGAAACCTCAGTAAATTAGATGATATGAAAAAAGAACAAAAACCACGTTACCGCCGTCTCGACCTGATTAACTGGATGCCGGTTGGCGAACAGAAACGGATTGCTCAAAGGCTTGGTATAACTGCCGGACATGTTTCGGGAGTTTTAAACGGTAAAAAATCGCAGGATAACGACAATGGCATTAATATTATTCGCCTGGCAGAGGCGGCAGCGGCCAAAGCTCGTTGTAAGGTGGTAAGAAGATAATTTATATATTTGACAATAATCACTTAAAACCAAACCTCATGTTAGATTCAAATTTTTTTATTGGGCTTATTACATACCTGGTTATTATTGCATTGATTGCTTATCTAATCAGGAATATAATATTGTGGTATTTCAAGATCGATGTAATGGTCAAACAAAACGATGAAACAAACAGGCTTTTAAAGAAAATTGCCGAAAATACGAAACTACCAGTAGATGAAAATGATTTTATGAACTCTTAAATAGTTGATAAACAATACCACAGTGATTTTATTGACTAACCATACTCAACCCTGTCAGGAACATAAACCTGACAGGGTTTTTTTATTTCTTTTTTTAGGATTTAATGAGTGGTTTTTGGGAACAAAAACGATATTTGTATTGACTTACAATTATTCGAAAATATAGGCGAAAGCCCCAATCTGCGCTTTATTCCAAAAGATAAGGCTCGTTTGGTGCATGGTGGCCGGTTAAGGAAACGACCCGGCTGATCTTTTCGCCTATGGGAATGATTGTAAGTCACACCTTGCCCAAACGGGCTCTTTTTTTTTCATAAAATTCAAAAATCTATGTTTGTCGACAAACCTTGTTCATAGTTATCGGTTAAAGGCTACCGCAAACTATAATGCAATCAACCTAATAAAATTACGGGAATCCATTAGTTTTCAAACAACCAAAAATAAACAACCATGACACCACCTAACGAACAAAAGAAAGCGGTAGACGAACTATTGACAGAAGACAGCCCAGAAGGCTATTCCGAAACGTTGGATACATTATTTGAAGCCTGGTTATGTTCCAACTATCCTAATAATTTGACAGGCGAACAACGCGCTTCGTTGTATTACGACTATAAAGCAATGAAACGGTTTATGGGTAAGCTTAAACAGAGCGGTGTATCGGCCGCTATTTTAGCACTACTGCTATTTTGCGACTCCTTACAACTTGTAGAAGACCTGTTTTAAACAAATAAAGGCGGCCTTGTTGGCCGCCTTTATTTGTTTATGCCTCCTCTTCAAACGTAGTTTCCCAAACCTGAACAATCACTCTCAGGTTGTCATCCCGTTTTTCGGTGGTCTGGCTCTTCCGGCTGAATGAGCTAACTTCCGAATCGCTCCAACCTTGCAGGGCTGCATAACAGGCCGTAACTGCCTCGTATCGCTTCAATGCTGCGGCCTGTATCAATTCGGGAACCTTGCTGTTGGTTGCTCCTGCCGGTTCAAACGCCAGGCGAATGGTAATGCGAGCGGTTACCATTTGGGCAGTTTCACTTTCGTCCTCACATTCGGGATATTCCACATCAATCAACGCGCATGGGAACGCTACTGCCGGACGCTCTTCAAAAAATTCTAACTGTCCGTCATCTGCATCAATCCACCGGAGTGCAGGTACGGTCTTCAACCGGGCTACTGTTTTTAAATAAATGTCTTTCATGGTTCTATTCGTTTAATAATCCTTTTATCCGTTCTAAAATCTTCGTATTCAGCCTCACCGTATGCCCCATAAATTGCCGTTTTGGGATGGTGATGTCGAGGTGAGTTTTCTTTGTCAATGCCAGGCGTTTATAAAAATTGATTGTACTGCCTTTCCCCGCATTAAAGCTTGACTGTGTTTTTTTGTTTTCAGTTGCCGATTTCAGACTCGTGCCTCCGGCTTTATAGTACTGCGCCCATGCCCACTTTCGCATGGCAGGAGTTACGGTAGGATGTACCGTTCCACCTTCGTTGTGAACCTTAGCATAAGGAACCTTCGCATTACCTGCCCCAATCCGAACCCGGCTCGCTGTTACTACCGTTGGCCGGATTGAATTGACCAATTTTGATGATCGAACCAACAACGATCCGCGCCTGACTACCCGTTTTGTTTGTGGCCACGGCGTTCCATCCCACTCTTTGGTACTAAACCGTTCTTTAAAATACTCGGTGGCCGTCTCGGCTACCATTCGGGGAACTTGTTTCCGGATTTTGTCCGTCAGCGACTTTATGTACGAATCAATATCCTTGTATCTCATTGTTAAAGAATTTCGTATATTTGTATTGAAGTTCTGATGAGCCGGTAAGTTTAAGCCAACACCTCGCGGGCGACGGGGGCAAAAACGTTGTACAAAAGCAAATCAGGATTAACCCGTAAAGGAATCCGGTCAAATTTGGCCGGATTTTTTTATGAGCAAACCCGAACGGTATTTGTTGATCACTCCCTTACTCATGTTCAGCGGAAACCAGGTCTTCACTTTATTCACGGTTCCGTTTTCAATCCGGCAAACAACCACCAATACTTCATCGGTGTAGTAACTAATCAAAATTACGTTGTCGAGCATCTTGCCATTTAGCCAAACCTCGGCCGGATTTTGTAACGTTTCTTTCATCGCATCCAGATAAGGAACCCGGCTCGCTTTGCTTCCAGTCGTATGGGTTTTAAAGCTTTCTGCTGACATAACTAAATGCCTTTTATTGTAATCCTTCAGAATCAGGTCACCTAATTGTTGCTCCTGGGCATTAAACCATGCTTCAGCCTCACCGTTATACTTTGCAACTGCGCCGGAAGCTGCTTTGGTGCCTGAGTTTATTGAGGGCAAATTGTAGTCATGAGCGGTCAGGTTACTAATTCCTTTTGATGCTTTTCCGGGAAACTTCTTTACATACATTTGATTCTCTGTAAACACTTGCTTCAGTTCGGCACGGTTAACGCCCCAACCCTGCGCAGCTGCCTTTTTAAACTCACCAGAGTTGAGATAGATATCGGCCCTAGCCTGTTCGGCATTCAGCTTAAATGCGCTTCCTTCGCTCTTTGTTCTGGCGACTACATAACATCGGTCTTTCCATCCGTTTGGTGGGTAAATTTTACCCCAACGTGGATCATTAGCCGGAAGCGTAAGACCATGCAGCGGTACATGTGAATCGCGCACCTTGCCATCAGCCATAGTCGTATAGCACCAAAAAGGAAATATATCCGTCTGCGCTTTCAGCCGGTGATAGGTAGCCGAACTTTCAGCGGTCAGTTCCGCAGTATCATATTCAGCCTCGGCCCAGGTCTTATTAAAAATATCGTGTTTGGGCTGCGCTTTCTTCAGAAAATCATCAAAGCCGGTTGATTCCCTGAAGATGGTATTTAGTTCCTGGCATTCGGCCAACGTTTTGGCTGCCGAAAAATGGAATAGGTTTGTTTCCATCATCGTTTGTGCAACCTCGTTGGTAAGGCCATAATCAAAACCAACATCGGCCAGTTTTATTGGATTCTTAGCCCATCCTTTTCGGAAATTACCGATCAGGTTTGAGGCAGTATGATTGAACAAATCAATGTCAAAATCAGAACGGTTGTCGTAAAACCGTTTTAAAAATTCCTGATCATTGAACTCTCCAGTATCAATTAAGTTAATTGGTGTGAGGCGAGCTCCAGTCTTTATTGCCACGCTCCCCGTGGCCGTGGCGAAAAAATTTAACAGTCCTTTCCAAAAAATATTTTGATCGCGCAGTTCTAATGCGCCATGATCAATGGGGTCATCTCCAAGTTTAACGGGCTTAGTTCCGGCAGGATCAGCCGTTACTTTTGTTTTTTTTGGATCATTGCTTGGCGCATCAGCTGGTAAGCTTGTAAAAGCTTTCCGTGCAATTGCCTCACCTTCCTCCGGAACCGGGATGCTAAACTTATCGTGAAGATAACTTGCAGGTATTTCCATAATGTCACTCAATGAAACGATATCGGCAACAGTCAATTCCTCGGTCGATTCTGGAAATATAAACTTTCCTCCTGCCACCGGAAACCCACGCTTCTCTAATAATGGCACTACCAGCCAGTTCAGAATACGGCGAACATAGCGCATGTCTGCCCGGTTCTTTCCCTCTTCAACGGCTTTGTGTGTTTCGCTTTGGCTCTTGCTCGATCCGTCGAGTGTGGTCATGGTTTGACCAAGAATAGTGATCAACATTTCCTCGTTACAAGCTTTCCGGAACTCGTTGTGAGTACTGCCGGAACTGCCGGAGCTCGCTGAATTTGTTGTTTCAACATCGGCCTCTTTGGGGATTACTATCCATGGTGCCGATCCGGCTTGTTCCATTGCCTGTTCAAGTAATCGACGGCTTTCAGGATCATAGCTTGAGTACTTTCCTACACGCTGCGGCATACCAAATAATTCAAGCCATTGAGCGTAATCGCCAAACCCACCACGTTTCCAAATTGCATATGGAGCGGTCTTCAGAAATAAACCAAACTGTCGCGGTTTCCCGATCACTAAAATCTGATCATCAACAGAGTAGTCGATACCCTTATCGTCGGTTTCATTAATCAGTATGTTCTGATTTTCAAGCTTGATATGCTTAAATGGAATTGGAGTAAAGTTAAAAAAACCATCAGCGAAACTAAACTCACCGGCTGCTCTTCCCCAGAACCGCGCATTCATAATGGTAGTTAATAACTCCTCAAAATCTGGAGAATCAATCAGATCAACAATCTCTTGCACCTCTTGCCCATCCGCGTCCTGAAATGTGATTGGTGAGTTGGTCACTGCGCCGATTCTCTTGTCGACCGCATCAGCGAGAACTCCATCAATCATCAGATCGTCGTACAGATCGAATAGTGCTTTAATTCTACCCATGTCTGCACTTTGCAAGGCGGTGCGCCATGCCGCAACATCGGAGGCTTTACGTGTTGGAGGTTTGATTACGATCTGCATAGTCGCCCCTTGTACCGGTTTTTTAGTGGCCGTTTTTGCCGGTTGTTTTTTAGTAGCTGGTGCCATATTTAAAAGTGTTGGTTGCGTTTTTCATTACTGCCGAATACGATAGTACCAACAGGATCGGTGGCCGGTATTGGCAGATCAGGAGATACATTCCCCTTTTGCACGTCTTTTAGCCAGGCGATTGCGCGTTCATATCGATCCTGACGTAGTTTCATATCTGAACCCGCATTGCACAGGTTGATCAGGTGCCAGGCCGCAATGTCTTTCACGAAGGTTAACAGCAACGCATTGCGCGCTTCACCTTCAGCTGCGAAAATAGAGTCCTTGTCGAATGCCCCCAGATATCCCTTTGCCTCCTGGGTGGCGGCATCAATAGCGGCAACGACTATGGTATCATCCTCCCGTGTAATCACATCTATATTTTCGGAGTACAAATGTGATCCCAATTCGTCTTTGGTTAAAAAGCTCATGATCAGGCCGTTTTTAAATGTGGATAAATGATGTTCGTATTGGTGTCATAAAAGCAAAATGGCTGCATTTTGGTACTATTCACCTGCCGCCCGAATTCGCCGGTATGTTTTCGCAATTGAAGGTCCTGACGGGTTAGTATCTGATATTCATTTTTAAGGAAGAAAACACGGTATCGCTTTCCATCTTCAGCGTGTTGTTTCTTCGCTTTTTTGATCGCCCGGTTTTTTGCTGCGTCACGCCCTTTAAACCGGATATAAAGGCTGAATAAAAGTTGTTTAATCATGATTTAAAATCGTTTTTTATGATTGTGATTGGTCTGACCTATTTTGAATGAGTCGGGCTGAAGTGCCGCGATCTTTTGATTAATGATCCACGTTGCACCCTCAATACAGTCGGGACCATCGGCAGGAGCTGAAAGCCGTGGATTGACAAGTAGAAACTGCTCCTCCAACCGGATCATGTGCGGATTGCTCTTTTCAGCTTCATTCAAGATCAGATTTTCCATTTTATTCAATGGTTCAAGGTTTCCCTCAATACGGCTGAACTTGTCGGGCTTTACCCTGGTATCCGGAACAATACCGATCATCCCTTTTGCTTGAGCTTTTAAGGCAAATAAGGGCATAAACACCTGCTCATAGAATGGATTCTGAAGCGTGTTGTTTTCAATGTAGTTATAGAGCTGAGTTTTATCGCCTACAAAATCTTTTAGGTTATAATACCAATCAACGAATTCGGAGTTAACCACATGATCAAGGTACCCGGTAATGACATAAAATTTTCCTTCAGCAAAACCAACGATGAAAATTGACTTATACGATCCCTTTCCGTTTGTTGAATTGGAGGGAGCCGGGTCACCGTAAGAAATCAAAAACCGAAATTTTGCAAGAGGCGGAACTTTGCCCCACTGCATTTCCTTGAAGGTATCACCCTTACTAACCGGATTGTTGAAATATTCTTTTTGTGCTGATGCGGTACTGATCAGCGAAAGAATCTTATCGATATCGGCTTCAGAGTTTTTCTCAGGCCATGTCGATTTTCCGTTTTTATCGCGTATGTTGATTACGTCAACATGATCGGCCTTTTCAATTGCCCTGGTGATACAGCAGTCGCGCGCAATGATGTTACCATTGAATAAAATCCGGTATTTACCCGAAACTGACACGGTTGGGATTAATGCCTGCTCAATCCAATTCCACTTCTTTTCAATACGCTCCGGATTACGGGTTTCTTCATCCGTGTCGATATCGTCAACCAGGATAAAATCAGGCCGGAACGATTCGTTACGGGTACCGCGCGGACTTTGACCCGCTCCCAAAGCGCGAAAGGCACAACCCAACATTAACGTGAATTCGCCTATTTCCCAACTGCCAGGTTTATCCTGTGCGCCATAGTCGTTAATGATGCGCCGATTGTTTTCGAAGTTGATCATGAAGGGAGCCAGTAGCCTTTCAGCATTATCCTGGCTATTCGAAATCAGGAGTACGTTTCTGATTTGGTTGGTTAATGCAAGTTTAGTCACTTCCATCATTGCCCGCGCCGATTTGGCAAGCTCGCGGCTCCAAGCCCTTACCTCGTACCAGCGGTCGTTTTTAAACAAGCGTTTGGTGGCCTTTTTGTGGAAGGGTGCCGGGTTGCTCTTATAGTAGGTTGGAAAATAATAGGCAAACCACGCCTCGTCATCGGCTTCCAGCTTGGCAATACGTACAAGTTTACTGGCATGGGTTTCATTATCATCAACCGTGGTTGCCTCTAATATACTTTTTTTTGCAGCCTCCCAGTCGATCAGCGCAAAACGTTCATCCGGTTTTAGTCGCTTGGCCATTATCGCAGGTTATCTTTAATAAACGAATCGTAAAGCATTGCAAACTCCTGCGCCTTTTTCAGGTCGAACCGGCGTAGCCAGTCGATAAACTTTTTACCTACCGAAACAATATCGCTCACCCCAATATCGGTTTCCATCTTGTCAATGGCATTGGCCAACTTACAAATCAGGTCAGCCTCGGAGGTGGTAGCAAAACGACGTTCGGGGCGTGAGGCAATCTCTTCGTTAATGGCCGAAAGCTGGCGGTACAGATTTTTAAGTTGTTCCTCTTTGGTAATGGTAATCGAAACTTTCATTCCATCCCAGGCGTCGGCTTTTGCCCACTTGCAAATAGTTACTTCAGAAACGCCTACACGCGCAGCTACTTCTTTTTGAGTGAGGTTTTCGTGCAGGAAAAGCATTTTTGCCAGATCGCGCTTTTGGCTGGCTTCCTTTTTCGTCATTGCCATATTGTCGGTAATTTTTGCGAAATGTACAATTCACGCGCGTGGCTATCGAATACCCTTGTAAGGGTTAAAACATTATTGTTAACGGTTAATAGAAAACTTTTTTCTGCCGTTTTGTCGTGCTTACTTTCGGTTCAAATTAGAAAACGCAAACCATTCAAATCAGCGACAATGGCAAAATCATTTGTACTTCACGACGAGTCGAAAAACACCAAAGGGTTTAAGATGCTCACTTCGGGCGCAAACCTCGACGAGTTCCGGAAAAATCCGGTGATGCTGCTTATGCACAATGATTACGACATGCCAATTGGCCGCTGGGAAAACATCCGCATTGAGGGGACTCAGATTTTGGCCGATCCGGTATTTGATGAGCTGGATGAGAAAGCGGCAAAAGTAAAAGGTAAGGTCGACCGTGATTTTGTGCGTATGGCCTCAATTGGTTCGTGGGCTCCTGAAGAAATAGACTATGAGCCTAATCCTGATCGGTTGGGTGAATCAATCGCAGTGGTTACAAAATGGACTGTCCGTGAGGCCTCCATTGTGCCAATCGGTTCAAACCATAATGCGATGTATTTCTACGATCGTAAATCGGGCAAACAGGTTGACGTGAAAGACCTTTCAGACCTGATTAAGTTAATGGACAAAATTGAAATTACACCAAATATTAAAAAAATGGACGAATTGAATAAGATTCTGAATCTGGCAGACACGGCTACAGATGCCGAACGTACTGCCGCTATCAATGCGATCATCAGCAATGTAGATCGGCTTAAAGCTGACAACGCAACGCTTACCACCCGCATTGATGAACTGAACCTGGCCGATAAAAATAAACGTTCGGCTGAAGCTATTACCCTGATTGATGCCGCCGTTAAAGATGGCCGCCTCGATGCAAAAGGTAAAGACACTTTTGTGAAATTGTTCGACCTTGATTTCGACAGCGCAAAAGCAACTCTCGAAGCTATTCCACAACGCGGATCAGTCGCCAGACAGATTGAAGCCGGTAAAGATGTACCCGCCGTAGAACTGGCAGACTTCACCAAAAAGAGCTGGGACGAATTGGACAAAGCAGGTAAGCTTATTCAGTTAAAAGACAAGTTCCCTGACTTGTATGCAGAAAAGTTCGAAACCCGCTTTGGCTGCAAGCCCAAACAGTAATTAATCTTTAAATTTTAAAATAGCATGAAAAAAACGTTTACCGGAGGTTTAACCTCCATGCTTTATAACCTGATTATTGCAGTGAGCATTTCACTGGCTTCGGGTTTTGGTGTTATGGCTATTGTTGCCGTTGGCTTTATTGGCAGTTTGCTGATTGGTTCAGGCGGCTTACAGATGGCAATCCAGAAAGAAATCTGGCTGAATTCAATTGTTGAAGGCTTGTTTGCCGATAATTCATTTTTATCTAAAGCATTCAACGCTGACGAATTTGTATCGAACAAAACGGTACACATTCCAAATGCGGGAGTTGCTTCAGGCGTGGTAAAAAATAGAACTGAATTCCCGGCTGCCGTATCTGCCCGTACTGATGAAGATTTAGACTTCAGCATGGACGAATACACCACTAACCCGATTAAGATTTCAAACGCCGAGTCCGTTGAGCTGTCGTACAATAAACGCGAATCAGTTTTAAAACAGGATAAAGCGGCCTTGATTGAGGAAGTATCGAACGATTTTATACTAAAATGGTCTCCTGCGTCTGACTATGTAATCAGAACCACCGGAGCCGCCGTAGTTGGGCACGTTCCTGCCGCTACCGGAAACCGTAAAGCATTTACCAAGGATGACGTTTTAGCCTCAATGAATAATTTCAACGCGAAAGACGTTCCGCAGGAAGACCGCTATATGCTGGTTGATGCCGTAATGTACGGCCAATTGATTGCAAGTCTTACCGCTAACGAGTCACTCGCTTTCCACTCTACCGTTAATGTTGCCAAAGGTATTTTAGGCCAGCTTCATACTTTCAATATCATGATGCGCTCTAAATCGGGTCGCTACACTGCCGCCCTTGCTGCTAAAGCATGGACTGCCGCAGGTGCAGCAACCGACCACGCCGCTGTACTGGCATGGCACGAAAACAGCGTGTGCCGCGCAATGGGTGAAAACAAAATGTTCGACTCTATCGACAACCCACTGTACTTCGCTGATATTTATTCATTCCTGGTACGTGCCGGTGGCCGTCCAATGCGAAAAGGAGTTGAAGGCTTAATCGCCATCGTACAGGATACCGCTGCATAGTAAAAAATAAGGTGACGGTATAGAGGCAGGGCATTGCCCTGTCTCTACCAACCCACAGAAATAAAAAACAATCATGAGCAATCAACTGGCATACATTAATCTGATTCCGGAAAACCGCGAATTGTTCGCACTCAAGGTAACCGAAATAGCAAACCGCTTAGGCATACAGGCTAACTGGCTCATGATTGTTTTTTTCATCGAAACCGGAGCCGCAGTTTATGGCAAGATTAATCATCGAATCAAAAACGTGCTTGGAGCTACCGGGTTATTGCAGTTTATGCCACGTACGCTATTGTCAATGGGTTTAACCTCTGAAGCGATCTGTAACATGAGCAATGTTCAGCAATTGGAGGTTGTTTACCGATATCTGGCACCTTATGCCAGTCGCATAAAAAGCTTATCAGACTGTTACCTCGCTGTTTTGTTTCCGGTCGCAATGGGAAAACCAGATCAATTTATATTGCAAACATCCAATTTGTCGGCTCAAAAGGTTGCCAGGTGGAATCCGTTGTACGACCTCAATAAAGATTTGCAAATCACTGTAGGTGAGGTTAAGGTTAAATTAAAAACTTTTATCCCACCAGGTATAGCAGCATGATGGATTTAGGCGGTTTTGACTTTGGTATTTGGGGCGTAGTTTCAACAATAGTAGCTTCCATATTTGGAGGCGGTTTCGTTGGCAGCTTCCTAACCGTTCGGGCACAGCGCAAAAAAGCAACAGCCGAGGCTAAAGGAGCTGAAGCAACAGCCGAAAGCACTGAACTGGATAATGTAGAGAAAGCGATAAAGATTTGGCGCGAAATGGCCGAAAGCCTGAAAACTGAGTTAACTGCCTCAAACGCAAAATACGATGCAGTTGCCAAACAGGTTGAAGCCCTGCGAAAAGATGTGAAGCAGCTGAATTGCACGAATCAGAAAATATTGAAGTTGCTGGACAAGATTTCACACGAAAATCTTGAATCGACGGTTGAAGAAATTAAAAGTGAAATACAAAAAAGCGATGCATAAGTTTTTTTTCATAGTAGGTATTTTAAGTTGTTTGATAGCCTGTCGCCCCCAGCGGCAGGTTATTCAAAGTCTCCAACGCGACAGTATCCGCGTCTCTGATGTTGTGACGGAAAAAGTTGTCCGCATTGCTGCTGATTCGGTTACTGCCACGCTGCCGATTGTCATTGTACCTTTACTTTCGACTACTGTGCGCCCAGGCACCACCGCAACTTTTAAAGTTGCTCCTGCAAGGGTCACCATCGATGGTAAACGTGCAAAAGTTGACTTACAGATCACCGATAAAGGGGAAATAAAGGCAACCGCTGTTTGTAAAGAACTAGAAGAAAAAGTAACTGTCCTGGAACGAACAATTTCGAACTATAAAAGCGAAGTAACAGAATACCAGGTGAAGGAAAGCCGCTTTAATGAATTTAAGGCTGCGGTGTGGAGTTGGGTTAAAGGTATTCTGTTTTCGCTTCTACTTGTTGCTGTTGTTGCAACGGCTTTTAAATTGGGTTTCAATCCCATTTCAATACTGAAAAAATTATTTACTAAATCATAATACAATGGCTGTAGAAAAAAGATCAATCGGACTTTTGTCTATCGAAATCGGGGAACCCGAAGCCGATGGCTCTATGAGTACTACTCTGGCCGCGCTTGGTGTAACCTTTCAGGACTCATGCGAACTGGCACAGGGCGAACCTGAATTAATTGAGATTCCTTCGGAAGAAAACGACGATCCTGAAGAATTGATCGTAGGTAAAGCAACAAAAACCTTAACCTGGGAAATCATCAACACATCGGCTGATGCCTGTAAGGAGGCTCTGGGTGGAGATGTAACAGGTATAGGCGATGCCGCCGTTTGGAATGGACCTCGCACCGCAGGAATTATTGAGCGTTCGGTAAGAATTAAGACCAAATCGGGTGAAACAATTGACATTCCACGCCTGCGCTTTGTAAATACCATCAACTGGAAATTCTCAAAGAAAGACGTTAATAAAATTAAGCTGAAAGGTGTTGTTTTAACTCCTTTAAAAGCTGGATTAGCTCCAATCTCGAAGTACAAAACGCCAGTCGTTTAGTATGGACGCTACCGAAATTCAACGTCGGGCATCTGAAATTATTCTCGAACGCGGGGTAAGGGTTCCACTACCCGCCCCGCGTTTTTTGCGGATGTTCGGTAAAAAAACGATTGGCATAACCATCTATCAGCCTTATCTGCGAACGATGCACACGGCGGTGAATTTGGCATTGCGTGAAGGTTTTTCGCTCGATGGTATTGCTGAAGGGAAAACAGATGCAGCCCTAGAACTGATATCGAAACACAGCCTAACAGTAGCACAAATAATAGCAGTTCACGCGCTAAATGGTAAATGGAGAAACCGTCTGTTTTCAAGGATGCTGGGAGCGTGGTTATTTTCGAGGCTTACGAATAGCCGGTTACTTGAAATTGCGGTTACCATCATGATGATGAGCCGTTATCAGGATTTTACGACTACTATCAGATTGTTCAAGGGTCTGTCGATGACGATGATGAGTCCGAAGAATCTGAGTCCGGAAGAAAAGGGGAGTCAAGAGGACGCACTGACGGCCTCCATAGCCCCTGGGGAGTGATCTGGTCTATCTGCGAGTCAACCGGATGGACTTATCAATACGTGCTGGATGGTTTGACGTGGCCAAACATTAAAATGATGCTGGCCGATAGGGCGCAATACATCAGCAAACCGAAAAAAGAAAAAGCAAAAGAAATTACCACATCTGAGGAATTGGATGAGTTTTTAGGCATATAAAAATGAGCAACAATAGCATAGGTCCCGTTGATATTGAATTTGCCCTTAAGAACCTTAATTTTCAGGCAGAGGCCGAAAAGTTAAAACAAGGGATAAAGGGTATAACTACCACTGCACAACAGGAAGCATCAAAAACCAATAATGCTTTGAAAGGTGGCTTCGGTGGTATTGATAAGATGCTCGATGGAGTTGGCTTAAGTATTAGCGGACTTATTGGTCCGGCTGCCGGTGTTGCTGCCGCGTTTAAGTTTAAGCAACTGGCACAGGAGGCTTATGAGTTTGAGATGGCTTACGGCATGGCCATGCGCGAAGTACAAACCATTTCGAAAGCCACACAGGATAATTTTGAGGGTATTTCGCAAAGCATTGTCGATCTGGCCGCCAATGGTCCTGACGATGCGATCACGCTTGCTAAAGCTTATTACCAAATTGTTTCAGCCGGTCAGGATGGAGCCGCCGGGCTCGAATTACTTTCAGTTGCTTCAAAGGCTGCAACGGCAGGTGTGACCGATACACTAACCGCCGCCGATGGATTGACTACCGTAATTAATGCATGGGGCTTATCTGCCGATCAGGCTAATTCGGTGGCAGATGTCATGTTTAAAACAGTCGAGCGAGGTAAAACAACCTTCTCACAATTGGCCTCTAATATTGCCCAGGTTGCCCCGCTTGCATCCGCCAACGGTATCGGTCTGAATGAAATTTTTTCAGCCCTGCAAACGATCACCAAGCAGGGAACCCCAACGGCTCAGGCCATGACACAGATCAGGAGCTCCATCATTAATATGAATAACTCGCTGGGTGACGGTTGGAGCAAAACCATGACCTACCAGGATGGATTAAATAAGATTGCCGAGATGGCCGGTGGTAGTTCCATTGAACTTAAAAAGCTGATACCTGACGTTGAAGGTATGAGTGCAGTACTGGCACTTACCGGAGAAAAGGCAAAAGGAGCCGCTGAAGATTTAAATGAAACAACCAAGGCCGCCGGATCAATGGAAACCGCTTACGGGCGAATGATGGAAGAGGCTGACAATAAATGGTCGGTTGTTCATAACAAATGGACTCGTGAGATGCGAGAGCTTGGCAAATCAATGAAAGAAGGATCATCGATGTTTGCCGATTTTTTGAATGATTTGTTGACCAATGAAAAGGCCGATATTATTGATCCGGGTGCTAAGAAGATTGTTGACGAAACGGTTACAAGCATATCGACACTGACGGATAAAGAGGAAAAGCTAACGGCAGTCATCAAGAAAATAAATGAGTTGAAGTCGAAACGGATGAATGATATTCTACCCAATATCGATGCGATCACCAAACAACAACCCGGATGGTTTCAGCGTAGTGCTGAAACCTTAAATGCCGGATTAGGTTTAACCGCGTTAACTCCTGGAAGATATAAGCAAGCCGAATTGCAGCTTTATAATCACGAGCTGGCAATTACCCAAAAAGCAGAAAAGGAACTATTTGACCTTTATACTAAAATTGCTGATACTCCGGCAACTCCAAAGGTTGATCAAAAGGTTAAAGCTCGTACACTTAGCGATATCAATAAAGAAATTGAAGAGGCAAAAAAGAACCAGGAGAGTACTACCAACAAAAAGGAATTTGACAATATTCAGAAAACAATTGACAAACTGGAAGCTGAAAAAACGGCAATCACCGGTGTTGCCGATAAGAATAAGGAGCTAAAAACTGAATATGAGAAACTGGAAGAAAAAATAAAAAAGGCCTCGGCAGCGGTTGTTAATTCAACCGAAAAAGAACGTCCTGCACTTCAGGAAAAACTTGCAGCCCTGGTTAAAGAAAAACAGGCGTGGGATGATCTGATAAAAGCGCAGCGTGGCGAAACAAAAGGATTGAAACCGCTATCAGTAACGGCTCAGGTATCAACCGGTAAAGATCAGTTGGTTGATCAGTTAAAACCAATGAAGCAACTGACTGAAGAACAAAGAAAGCAGTTGGAAGCAAAAAGTAAGCAACTGGGTCAGGATGAAGTTGCGAAAGAAAACTGGGAAATTCAAAGCCAACTGATTCAGGAGGCTTCCGGATTTTTAAGTCATATGACTGATAAATATGCAGAACAGTTGGGATTAACCGAACAGCAGGCCGAGCAGTTATCGGCTATCGCCGGAATAATAGGACAACTGGCTTCTGGCAATATTGCGGGTGCCTTATTGATGGGACTTGAACAAACGATAGCAGATACCCGAAATGCTGAGCTTGTAACAAAAGCTTATGCCCGTCAATTGGAAGTCGTTAATAATCTCTTGGTCGATAATCAACGGCTAATTGATCAGAGTGCGCGGACTGGCGGACAGGATGAAGCCTATAAACAGCGCATTGAACTTCTGAAGAAACAAGAAGAGATACAGAAAAAACAAATTACAGCCAATGAAATGGCTCTCGATAAAGCGAGGTGGGAGAAAAGAAATTCTTTGTTTGGGGCTTTGTTCGGAAGTACTGCCGATGAGCGCAAAGCACTTGAAGCGGCACAGCAGGCATTAAAAGAAACTCAGCAAGAAATTGAAGATACTCAACTTGCCTGGAATGACTTTTTAAGAGGCGGATTGACTGAAAATACGATATCAGATTCTATTGCCCAGGGATTTCAGCAGGGGAAAACGAGTGTGGCCGATTTTGCTGACTTTGTAAATTCGATGTTACTCGACGCGGTATTGTCGGTTTTTAAAGCTGAGATACTCGGCCCTGAAATAACTGCGATGTCGGAATATGTCAAAACGGCTCTCCTTGACAATGTGCTGAGCTCGGATGAAGTTGCAAGAGCCAATGAAATGAGTCAGGAAATTATCGATAAAAATAAACCGCTTTGGGATAACCTTACTTCTAATTTAAACCTTCAGGGTACTTCAGCCACATCAAGTACCGCCATAAAGGGAATTTCAGCCTCGGTAACAGAAGATACTATGAATGCCTTTATTGGCATGATCACAGCAGTCAGAACAGATATTAAAAGTATCCTGGTTAATATGGCATCGGGTCAGGACGATGTAGCAAAGAACCTGCTTTACATGAAAGAAGTTGCTGAAAATTCGAGGCACTTGCCACGGTTAAAAGCAATCGAGGAAGGAATTGGAGAGATGAATAAAACCCTAAAAGAGAAGCTATGACCATAGACGGAACAAATATTTCAGAATTCGGAATGAAGGTGACCGATATGGCCGATTATTACAATCTTCCTGCCCGCAAAAAGATTCTGACTATTCCCGGAACGGAGGAGAAGGATATCGTCTTCCAGCCGCAAACAGCCACCATTAAACTACTCGGCAGGGTTGCCGATACCACCGACCTGTTGGCCAAATTAGAAGCCTTTGAAACGTTATTGAAATCAAGTTTAAAGCATGATATAGTACTTCTCGGACATAACGAAAGTTTTATCGGAGTATTTGCATCGGGTTATGAATTACAGATGCCTTTCATTAATGGCACGATCATCACAATCAATTTACCAATTACAATTGTAGAATGAGCTGGAAAATTGACAATATAGACTTTAAGGACTATGGCGTTGGCGTTATAAAATCGTCGGGCGTTTTAGATATGCCTAAAATTGTGGACGAGTCAACCGACTGGCTTGACCTAAACGGAAAGGACTATTGGCAGGATGCAGCTGACGTAAAATACCAGGATAGAGAAATATCGCTGAATTGCTGGATTAAGGCCGCCGGGTACGAAGGCTTTAAAACCAAAGTTGCCGCGTTTTATGCCGCCCTGATGGCTCCCGGAGAACGAACCCTTACAACCGTATACGGCAACGAAATTGAACACGTAACCGTTCAACAAGCCATACAGATGGTTCGTAAAACGGCTTACGTCAGTTCGCTGCAAATTGGCATGTTTGCCCTGCGGTTGACCGTTGCCGGTGACCTTAATTTCTTTCAGCTAAATATTTCGCGGTACTACACATACAACATTATTGCAACGGTTTTAACTACCGATCTGAAGGTTCAGAAGACCCTTCAGGGTGACACTTACGCCACCTTCTCGTTTGAAACAAACCAGAAATTAGACATCCGCTTTTTCGATGATATCAATATCAATAGTAGTGGAATCAGTACTGACCGTTTTTACATCGAAACAGAACCGGAGTTTAAGAAGGTAGCAGATAATAAGTACGTTTATTCAATTCGCGCCAACCACATGGGAAACTGGTTGTCTCACAGCCAATTCCTGAATGATTTGGGTGAATCAGATTTCTCTTATTTCGCCAACCTTGATGAGATCATCGTTTTGGTCCTGAACAACCACGGACGAGATTATTTTACCCGGAAATTCTTTAAAGGAACAATTGAAACGACCGAACGCCGCCTGCATAAATTTTCCGGTGAAAATTGTTTATCGGTACTCCGTAGACTTTGCACTGAGTATAAACTGGAATATGAATTTGAATCGTTGCATGAGACCCAGTGGGAGTTCAATATTAACGTCAAGACCCAGATCGCAAACGATAAGGCTATCGCTCTCGAATATGGCAAAGGGAAGGGTCTTTATGAAATTACCCGTGGCGAAATGCTGGCCGATGAGTTATGCACCGTCCTGCACGCTTACGGAGCTACCCGAAACCTGAAGCCGGATTATCGCGCCGGATTGCGCCGGTTGTCGTTTACCGGAAATCCTTTGAGTCAAAACTACGGGTTCGACTATCCGGCAGGTGATTGGGGTGTACATGCCAAAACGATTTTTTTTGATGAAATATTCCCACGCCGGACAGGAGCCGTTACCAGCTACTTGCAAAAGTTACCGGCTGCATTAACCGACTCGGAGAAATATGCTCATCCTGAGGGTATTTTTAAGATCACTGATTCAACGCTTGACTTCGATATTAATGCTTATCTGCTGGGTGGCTTGTCTGCCAAAGTAGTGATGAAAACGGGCGATCTGGCCGGGATGCAATTCGAGATCAACCGATACGATAACGACACGAAAGAAATTTACATTATCCCGTTTAAGGACGAGCGTGGCGACCTTTATCCAACCGGTGTTTTAACAATTCAGGCGGGTAATGAATACACCTTGATTGACATTGACCAGCCTGCGAGCTACATTGTTTTGGCTGAAGCTGAACTGGCAGCCGCTGCCGCTGAATACCTCACTGCACATTGTTTGCCCAAATATCCGTACCGGGCTTTGATTCATCCGGCTTTTGTAAAAGCCCAGGTTCAGCCTTTCGGGTTCGAGGTGGGCGACCGGGTTCCGTTCCTTGCTACCGAGTATGGCCTTAATGGTCCACTCCGGATCAGCGCACTGGTGTACGATGCTTTTAAGGGAACTTATGACCTGACCCTTTCTGAAATTGTCCAGGTCTCTAAACGCAAACAAACCGATATGCGCCTCGAAGCGATTGAACGCGCTTTGGGCGATGCTAAAAAGGATACTGTTGAAGCTACCCGCAAGGATCAGGAAACGACCAATGAGCTGCGAAACCGAATTCTTGACCCGACGGATGATAAGCTAAACGCCGATCGAAATGTAAGGATCGAAAGCATTGATCCGGGCATGTTGTCACTTGATGCTGGCGTACCTCAATGGAGCGTAAAGGATGCTTTGATTGAAACGAATGTGGACGGCGATGAAGATAAGATTGTAGTGGGAGGCGGTGTTTTGATTATCTCCAATTTCTACACGCTTGGTCGTTATGCAATCCAGAAACTAAAAGAGGCTCTGTTAGAGTATGACCCAACCCGGACATGGATAATTAATGAAACGATAATCAACCTGCCAACTAAAGAGGCTTATTTCATTTACGGTAAACTGACCCTCGCTGAAGGTAGTACCGTATGCGAAATTCTTGCTTATCCGGAGCATAAAGAGGTGAAGCTTACAATCGGATACCTGTATTATAAGCTAGGTTCAATCAGTTCAGGAGAGGAGGCACCGGTATGAGATATGCAAATATGTTGTGGGGGAATGTGAGGACTCGAAACGGATTGTCAGCTTATCAAATAGCGGTACTTAACGGCTTTATTGGAACGGAAGTACAATGGCTTGCAAGCTTGGTAGGTGCAGCTGGCGCAGATGGTGCCGATGGAGCTCCGGGAGCAGATGGATTGCCCGGAGCCGATGGCGAAGATGGTGCAGCCGGAGCAAATGGAGCTACCGGTCGCGGAATTGTTTCAGTTCTGCTGACCAATACAGTTGGGCTGGTAAAAACCTATACCATAACATTCACCGACGAAACTACCACAACTTTTGATGTTGCTGACGGTGCAGATGGTGAAGGAGGAGGTAGCGGTATACCAGAATTGCACCTCGACTTTGAGGAGTCTGGCGACATATTCATTTACAACGTGCCTTATAATATGAAATTCACTTCGATGGTTTGTGAAGGCACAAACCCAACACTTTCAGTTGCATTAAACACAATTCTTTCGAGATACAGCAAACTAACAATTACAGCTACGGCAACAGGATTGGTCAGTATTTACGGAGAATATTTATAAAATATCTAAAATTTAAAATTATGGGTTCACATTATATTTCGGTTGGAAAATTAAAAGTCGATTCGGCTTTATTAGATATTGCTTGCCCGGCGGCTGGTTATGGCGGAACGCCACCAGACCCGGCGTCATTCTGTCCCTTGCATGGTTATGCGTTAGAACCGGGAGCTTGGGTCGCTCCGGTTACTTACCCCGACCCCATAGCGGAACAAATATTGCTATTATGCGATGATTTGGGACAAGGAGTAATTTCAGTATCAATGAATGTTAGTGCCGGGAGTCGAAAGTTTGAAATATTACCGACTGATTTTTCCTCAGTAATATTTACAGCAACATTTGCAGCATCATATACATATACATTCCCAACACAAGGAACCGGAACGTTTTATGTAATTAGATTGACCCCGGCAACGGCAGGGGAAAAAATTACATTGTTTCAAGCTTATAGTGGATTTACAGGTTACAATATAGATTGGAGAATTATACAAGCAAAATTTAACACTCCAAACATGGTAGATTTATCAAGTGCTTTTCAAAATATGACTTGTTTTAAAGAATGTATTTTTTTTAGCAACATGAATCTATTAACAAAATTATCAAGTGCTTTTGCTTATACTGCAATTGAGTTTGTTACTTGGCCGTCACAAATGAATTTATTAAATACACTCGCAAGTACATTTTCGAATACAAATGCACTAAAAAGAATGACATTTCCAAGCTCTCTCCCGGCTCTAACTACGATGACTTATTGTTTTACAACGTCCTCAGTAATTGAGGTCGTATTGCCAACAACACTTGGAGCGGCGACAAATATTTCTTTTGCTCAATTATTTCATAATTGCGTTTTATTAGAAAAAGTTACTTATCCTACATCATGCGATCGTGTTAGCGACACGACTCAAATGCACTATCAAAATTATAAACTAGCTCAAGATATTGTTTTACCTCCATTACCTTATCTCGTAACGGCAAGTTCAATGTTCTATAACTGTTATTCAATTCCTAAAATCACATTTTCAGGAGCATCTAATCTTTGTACCAGTCTCGACAGTTTGTGTTATACTTGTAAATCACTCACTCAGTTATCATTGCCAACGTCAATGAATGCACTTGTAACTGGTTGGGGAAACATGATTGCATCTTGCAATATTATTCAGAAAGTTACTTTGCCAAATTCCATGACATCTCTGAGTGGTACTCCAAACGCCTTTAGTTATGCGTATGTTATGAAAGAACTTACAACGTGTGCTCAATGGTCGGCTAATCAGATGAGTCTATTAGTTATGTCTCAAAAAATAATTGCATTTCAACAACCAACTTTACGAGTCTCATATCTAAAGGTTGGTAATTCTGCAAATGACCCACTCCGAGCTCCTTTTACTTCGGTTGAAATTGATTGGGCTAATTCAACTTATGTCTCTGGAGGTTTATGTTTATGGGGAAATATGCCAACAGCAGAATTAAACCGAATCTTTACAGCACTACCAACAGTCGTTGGAAAAACAATTGATGTCCGTGGAAATCCGGGTTATGCTACTTGTACAAAAACAATTGCAACCGCTAAGGGATGGACCGTGAGTTAGGATAAATTGTCGGGGGAAGTAAAAAGCCCCCGGCTCCAACAACCGTAAGTTTCTCAGGCCATCGGTTGAAAAGTAAAGGTGCCATAACACCACGCCGAGGACGGAAGTGTCTTCGCGGTGTTATGGCACCTTTATTTATTATGACCTGAGAGGGAACAAATATAGATTAATTTTTGAAATATGGGTAATTACACTTACAGGCCGCAGTATGGCGTAGTCGTCATCTGCAAATGCGAAAGCGAGCAGGCCGAAATTTATGAAACGCTTAAAAAGTTGGGTTTAACCTTAAAAGTGGTTTGTGTATGAGAGTAGAAATAAACCACAGATGCAGCGACTTTAACAGCTACAGGGCTGCCAGAGTCAAGAGTTTATTTAATGCCGAAAGCGGTTGCAACTGGAACCATGTAGCCAATTTGCCTATTGAGGACACGGACTGGAAAATCGGGCTGATTGTTGGTCCTTCAGGATCGGGTAAAACGAGCATCGGCGGGGGTATTTTTAACGCGCCAATCCACGACCTTTATGCCGGATGGGACAATGACAAGCCAATTGTTGACTCAATTGCGCCGGACGGAGATTTTAACCAGGTTACTGGAGCGTTGTCAGCAGTTGGGCTTGGCGATGTTCCGGCGTGGCTCAGGCCGTTTAACGTTTTGAGCAACGGCGAAAAGTTCAGGGCCGGTTTAGCACGGTTAATTTGTGAGCGTCCTGAAAGGGTAGTTGTTGACGAGTTTACCAGCGTTATTGATCGGCAGATTGCCAAGGTAGGTGCGGCAGCATTCGCCAAAACGTGGAGACGCGGATCGGGGCAAATTGTTCTTTTGTCGTGCCATTATGACATCATGGAATGGTTACACCGGATTGGGTTTACGATACACAAGAGGCGCAGTTCCGGTTGGGACGCGACTGCCTTTGGCAACGCCCGAAGCTCGAACTTGAAATTTATCAAGTCTCAGGAAGTGTATTCAAGCATTTTAAACCGCATTACTATTTAGACCTCCCATTGCCGGTGGCCGCTCAGTATTTCGTTGGAGTGGTAAACGGTGAGCCGGTTTGTCATCTGGCCGTTTCGCCGCTTTTTACGGCGAACGCGTACCGATCAACCCGGCTGGTAGTTATGCCCGAATGGCAAGGAATAGGCGTAGGAACTAAGTTTCTGGACGCTATTTGTGAGTACCATTTGCAGGGGAACGGGCGATGTGGTAAAAAGTACCCGGTGTTCTTTCATACCTCACACCCGCAGTTGTGCGGCGCACTCCGGCACTCAAAGAAATGGAGGCAAACGGGAGGTAGTCTTTACGGTTCAAACAAAAGCAAATCGGCTGCATCGATTAAGAAGTCGAGAGAAACGACCGGGAAGGTCTTTAACGACGGATCAATCGGATGCGCTACAGGTTACGGTGGTCATTTCAGGGCTGTGCAGGCGTTTAAGTATGAGGGGGTAAAGTTATGAGAGTAGCTATTTTGGGTGATAACCTGACTGCCGCGTATGGGTCAGCGCGGCAAATGGTGCTAGGACTTGGCCACGATATTGTTGCCGATCTTGCGGCGGCTGATGTAGCTATCGCACCGCTCCTGACTGAGATCGTACCAGTTCAGAGGCTGAAGCTTCCGAAGTACGGAACGCTGATCTTTCACCCGAGCCCTTTGCCATTTGGCAGGGGAGCCTCGGCGATCAAGTGGGCGTACAAGCGTGGTGACCAGATCACGGCAGCCAGTTGGTTCTGGGCAGACGCGGGTATCGACACGGGACCGATATGCGAGCAGGAGATCGTAAGTATTGACCACACACTAAGGCCGAGGGAATTCTACGAAAGGCACATTATACCAGCAATGTTAAGAACATTGAAACGGTGTTTAAACGGCCTTTCAATCGGATTGAAACGAGAGGTTGAACAGATTGAGCAGTACTCAACGTATGAGGCAAAGATTTAAAAGTAAAGGGGGCAGCTGTTTAGCTACCCCCTTTGTTCTTTGTGTGTGCGTTTTTTTTACACAAATCGTTTTGTAGTTTTGCACAAATCGTTTTCGCGATTATACTGATGACAAAATAATCAGAGACCATTGTGGAAATTGCACACGGTGCATTGATGCCTGTCCGACACAGGCCTTGGTGGCGCCTTTTGTACTGGATGCCCGACGGTGTATTTCATATCAAACTATCGAAAATCACGGAGAAATAGATCCGGAATTAAAAGGAAAGTTCGAAAATCGTGTGTTCGGTTGCGACATATGTCAGGATGTTTGCCCCTGGAATTTAAAATCTGAAGTTCATCATGAACCTGCATTTACGCCCGACCTGACATTAATGAACCTGACCAAAGAGGAGTGGAGCGAAATGGACAAACCCTTGTTCAACGCGTTGTTTAGGAACTCTGCCGTGAAACGTACCCGGTTTGAGGGCATGAAAAGGAATTTGAAGTTTTTGGAAGAGTAGCTGTACCTTATAGCAGAAATCCTATTTCGGAAAGTTCTCGACCAATTTGCTGGACTCCTTTTAAAATACGCTGAGCCTGTGCGGTTGAAGGTTTTTTATTTCCCTTAATATATTGTGCTAAAAGGCTCTGGTTCATTCCAATACGTTCAGAGAGAGCTTTGGCATTTATAACCTTATAGAATTCAAAGAATTGTGGCAGATCAAGTACTATTTTAAGATCGTCTGCCGTAATCTGGCTCTTTGTTTCATCAAAATAAAGGTTAAGTGATTCTAATATATTGTTTTTTAATTCATCCAGATTGTTTCCAACAGTGTAAACCGGATAATCTTCGGCATATGCAGAGTATCCAGTTTCTGTTTTTTCTACAAGTAATGTTATCTTTTTCATGTTTTAATCTTTTATTTTCAATCCAGCATCTTTCATAATCTTTAGAGCAAGACCTTTTCCTACTTCTTGACTACTATGAAAAGGACAAACCACTTTTCCTTTTTTTACGGGATGTTCCATTATCATGTGGCTTCCGGATTGCCTGACAATAAACCATCCATCCTGTTTTAATAGTTTTACAAGTTCACTGCTTTTCACTCGTTATCGATAAAATGATTAATCAGATTCTGAATCTAAGTTTTTTATGCAGAAAGAATTGTTGTTGGTTTGAAATTTATAGTACTTGAGCTAAAAGTAATATATTTATTACTTTGATACAAGTTTGGGGAAGTAATTTTTATTAAAAAACAAAGGGAAAATTATTGCTTTAGATATTTCGCAAAACAAATTAGATGCTTTAAAGAAAAGAGCTGCGCGTGGAGATGCGCAAAACATTGAAACACGTCTAATAGAAAACGAAAAAAGCATTAAAAATAACTTTGATTTAGTAAGTAAGAATTACAATCGCGATGAAATTTCTCAGCAATTAATCAGTCTCTATCATTACTGT